TTTGTGTGGCCGCATCTGTCCAGCCAATTAGTCGATCAAATAATGTTCTGCTGGCATATTCTCTAACAAACCCTGAACTAATAGGATCAGTGACACTAACGTTATCTTGAACATACAAAAATGTATCTTTATACAAATTGTTTTCAAAAACAATGTCACCTACGTTGTTTAAGTTCAAATACTGTAGAGGAAACTGTAGTATAGGATCAAGTATGGTAGTATCACCAACTGCGTAGCTGAATAACTTTGATCCTGCAAATGTACTTGATGGATATGTTACCCGATTGCTAAAACTTATGCCATTGGCATCATAAACATTAAACAGCGGTGCTTGTTGAATACTGGTCTTGAGTTGTGATTCTATCCAAGCAACACCATCGTACCAAAAAGTTAATCCTGCAAGTGTATCACCGTTGAGACACACTGTTGACTGATCTACCAGTACTTCGCCGTCAGTAGCTAATGTTAAGTTAATAATTGGTTGAACAAAATTAGCTGTTCCAGTTCCTGATCCCGCAATTTGCGCTACAAATGTGTCGCCAACAGCATACGTTTGAGATACTGTTCCGGCTACCAAGTTCCAATCAGTGTTGCCCAACGCTGTGATAACATACAGTCTGTCAACAACAAAATTTCCAGCGGCAGTACCTGGTGTGTCATCAGGTACAATAAAATTTACTATCCAAATTTTGTTACGCACATTGGCATCTTCGTCAGCGGCAAAAATTACTCGGCTGCCATTGACTACTGCATATCCATCAATGGTGTAACTTGTAGTGCCTTCAACATTGCTAAATGCATCAGTTTCTTCAAAGTCAATTACGTCAATTGGTTGTTTGCCTTCGGTGCCCATGTTAAACAGTCGCACGCCTGGACGGAACTGTACAATAGGACGTTTGGCTCTGTATTGATTGTCAATTGTGATGTCAGTGTTGTTGTATTCTGCTGTGGCATTGATAACATCAATGTGGAACCATCGGTTACTGCGAGTCCACGCATTTAGATCTTTGCTGGCACGATCAATAGTTAGATAATCTAAATCTTCTGGAATGGGTTCGCTACTGTCGTTGTTGACTACTACATAAGTTTCTGGAGTAATAAAATTCTCTACAGGCAACAACTCAATGGCCACGCCTACACCACTGACATAGTATTCGTTGTTGATATAGCTAGCAGGCTCAACATCTCCACGGAATATGACTTTGAGTCCATTGGTAAATGCAACACCGTTAGGACTTGTGTAAGTAGTTTTGCCTAATATTTCGTCAATGTATAATGTTGAACTTTGTGTTTGTTCAATTAGTCTAATACGCCCAAAAATTTCTGGATCTGTTCCGTCTTGATAGTACAAGGTATCTTGTAGTGCGCTTAACAAAGGTACCTGACGGAATATGCCAGCATCGTTTTTAAACCAATATGTACTGGCGTAAGTTGTTCCGTATAAAATTTGAAACTTTTCTAGCTCGCCAATAGATGCTATGCTGTTCAATTGAAGATATGTAATTCCATTGTTGGTTACATAGCTAATCTGCCATATACTAAAGCGTTCGCTGACCGGTACTTCTGTTTGTTGTGCGTACAACAAGGTATCGTAGCTACCTGGTAGACCATTGTTGGCTGACCCCTGTGCCAAGGGATCAAAGAATGTGGTTCTATACCATCTGCCAACTTCGGCATCTACTGTGGGATTTTCAAATACTAGAGTGCGATCATTAAGCTCTTGAATTCCGTCAATACCGCCGTAGGTGTTTAAGAAATTTTCTACGGTGATATTGTTAATTTGATCAAACTTGAGATCAGTAATCAAATCAACGGCACCGTTGTTGTAAGAGATCAGCGGCAAGCCGTAATAAAACTGTTGTGCAGTTTTTGTGGGCACGTTAAAAGTAATAGTGCCAAGATCTTCGCCGTTGTTGGTCACACCAAACACATCACGGCTACTGATGTTTGGGGTAGTTGGAACCTTTCCGTTAACACCAGGTGCTGTCTGAATCCAAAATCCTGGACCCGTGCCTGGAACGCCATCAACAATGTTAAGCTGGCCTTTAAGGTTGGTCTGTGTTGTAGTAGAATAGTATAGAGTGTCTGGCGCATCTTGTGGCACAACAAAAGTCACCTGCCCTGTTACAGCACCATTGTTAGTCACCCCCGAGCTGTAGATATTATTCAATCCGGTGCTGGGTGCCGACTTGATATAAAAAGGATAAGGCGCATTGAGATTCATTGTAAACACGTAGGTGTCGCCACGAATCAAAGTCAATGTAGGATTGTTTGCAAAGTCAATAACAAATGCACTGTTGCCAGCATTGCCAACACCATAGTTTATTGTTTCTTTGGCGTTTTGTGCAACATCAAATGTATAACTTCCACCTCTAACCAAGTCAACTGTGGGATTATTTCCTTGCAACCCAGAGAATGTGTACACGCCATTGGCACGAGTAACAGTAAAATTATCTGTGGCCGGCACACCTGTGGCTGCTACATCTACTGCGTCTGGACCATTGGGCAGCCAGAAGTACTGGCTAAAATTAATAAAAGTGTCCCAGGAAATAAACGGATCCCAGGTGTAGTATTGGCTTTCAAATAGTTGATCAGGTTTGGTAGTATCACCGCCTTGATAACTGATACTGTCTAGCAAACCTGGATAGGTAATTGCATCTTTGATAATGTTTGTATCAGGCTCAAGACTGATAATGCCTGCTTCCAGTTGATAGTCAGCACGAACCTTGGTTGGTTCCACAACATATTTTTCATTGGGGTTCACACCCGGACCTACTGTGCGGCCAATAAACCCTTGAGTCTTTTTAAACTTGGGTTCTTGTATCAACTGATCCAGCGTGGCTGCTAGGAACTGTTTGTTTACATCAGTCTGAAAAATTTCAGGTAAAAAATCTACGCTTCGTACTTTTGCCATTAAATGACTCCACTGCCTGGTGCTGTTCTAAGATTGGTACTGGTCAAGGCTTCAATCACATCTATATTAGTTATGTCTGCCCCATTCACAAAGATTTCGTTAGGTTCTGATCTAATTTCATACAGGTCTCCAAAACTCTTCTGTGGATCCAGTGGCACCAATACTACTGAACTGATAATTGTGCCTAGTTGTCTGTGCAGGTACGCTGCCAATTCAGAGAAATAAAACGTATCTCCAAAGTTCCATTTGTCTATGCTAAAATAACTATTCATCTCTGCCACAACTGAACTTTTGATTTCACTGGTGCTTGCTGTTGAGTTCTGAGCACGAATAACTTTAATTGTGGCTCGCAGAGTTGATGCTGCCTTGGCACCAAACAAAGGTTTAAAGTTAACAGAGTTTAAAACAATGTTATCACTGATCATTTTATAATCGTCAAGTCCTTGATAGGCTGTGCTGAGTTCATCAATTGTAGGCACACTTGGTTCAACCACAGTACCTGTTGTGTCCTTGATCCAGTTTTGATAGGCTGTGTAATAACTCTGTGTGACCACATACAGGTCAATGATGTTTGTAGTGCCTGGATCAATACGATTAGTCAGCGGTGAGTTATGACGATATTGAAAGTACAATGCTTGTCGGCCATTACGTGCAATCCATCCAGATTGTTGTACCAAAGTGCGCACGTTGTTTACGTTGATACTTAACAACCAGAATGTGCCTTGGCTGTAGGCATAGAATATTTGTCCTGGAGTCCATTCAGTCTTGACTAATTCAATAGCATCAATTGTGGCATAGTCCGCATTTACCACACCAGGCTCTACCAACAAGTAACGTTGCAAGTTGTCAAAGTCCACTGTTTGTTGCAAGAAAATCCACGGAGAGCTTGCGCTGGGCGTTGCAGGCACTGTGCCTACAATGGTGTTAAAGAAATCTGGATCATCAGGTACACCATCATTATCACTGTCACGATAACTTACCAACACTTGGAAATCATCAACATATCCGTCGCTCTCAACCGGCTGCCCTATAATGTTCATAACCACATCGCCTTGCAATGGAGAAGGTGAATTAGGCTGTGAATTCATGGCCAACACGTTGATAAAGTCTTTGATGATGGTGCCAGTTCTGCTGTCGTAGATCAACTGATTGTCGTAGAAGAAGAATCGTGTCTGCAGTACTGAACCAAAAGAATAAGCCAGGCCACGCAAGGTCACAGTGTAGTTTTGATTTTCAACTACAAACTGTATCAACCAACTGGCATCTTGATTTGTGCCCGACGTTGATCCAGCATTGGTTTGGCTCCAGGTGGCATCTGCGTCAAGATTTGTACTGGTAATAAGATACCAAGATCCAATAGTTCCTGTTATAGTACCGGTGCTGTCATAGCCCAAGCCAAAATTGCGGAACAATTCAATTTGTTCAGCCATTTGTTGTTCAAGACTCACTGGTAAGTCTGTAGTAAACAATGGAATAATAGTATTGACCACTGCACCTGTGGGCACAAAGTTGTTGATTGTAACAGGGCCAGCACCACTCAACAAATTGCCTTGACCGCCGTTGTATCCATCGCCAATGATAGCTTGTGGAGCAGCCCAAATAGAAGTTTTTTCATCTGGCTTGGTTGGCGTACCAGGTTGCAATTTATTATTTTTGTCAAAGTAATAGTCGATACCATTGATGTTAGGAGCAACAAACTCAATCAAGCTACCCACTTGCACATAACGAAAGTCTGTAGAAGTACTCGATCCAACAGGAATAGCATTGCCTACAGAATTTTTAAAGTAGCCTGTGGTTTCGTTGGCCAACGTAGTTG